AGTAGCCAAAGGAGATCGCCTTGAGGAGGCTACTGTAGAGGATATGGGAACAGCTCGTAAGTTTATTTGCCGAAGGGAAGAGTCTGTCATTGTTAATCCAGGAGAAGATAAGGATAGGGTTGTTGTAGCTGCATCAGTAACAGCACTACGCTCAGCGATTGAGGTAGAGAAAAATGAAAAGACAAAAAAGGAAATGGAAAAAAGATTGTCGTTCTTTACTAACTCAATGGCTTCAATAAAGGTTGGGGCAGCTACAGAGAACGAACAGAAGGCTCTCAAGTATAAGGTTGAGGACGCTGTAAACTCTGTTAAAGCAGCTTTTAACAACGGAGTGGTGTGTGGTGGTGGTTTAGCACTAAAACGGCTCAAAACGTCATCTGGCTTGCTTAATGAAGCTCTTACTTATCCAGCACGCCAACTTAGAGAGAACATGGGGTTAGATGATGATGTGGTATTAGAAGGCAATTTAGCGTATAATGTAGTTACACAGGAGACAGGTGATTTCATGGAAGTTGGTGTTATTGATCCAGTAGATGTTCTCGTTGCTGGTGTAGAAAGCGCGGTGTCGATTGCTTCTATTCTTGTTACTAGCTCAGGTATGTTAGTTGAGCATGATGTCGAGGTATGAAATCTGAAAAGATATTCCATGATTTAATAACCCACCTTGTAATTAATAAGGATGACGTAGATGTTCAGGTAAAGCGTGATGATAGAGGTGTACTGTTTACTTTGTCGGTACACCCGAAAGACATGTGCTTTGTTATTGGTAGATCAGGACGAACAGTACAAATGTTGCGCTATCTCTTACACATTGCAGGTAGAGCAGAACAGGCTAAAATTAGCCTAATAGTTAACGATCCAGTGTAGGTATGGACATCAGATTATTAAAACCATACAAGAAGAACGCAAAGAAGCATCCCAAGAAGCAGGTGCAACAAGTGGCGGACAGTATAAAGGAGTTTGGATTTAATCAGCCGATAGTGATAGACAAGAATAACGTTGTGATTGTTGGTCATGGACGACTGGAGGCCGCGAAACTATTGGGATTACAAGAAGTTCCAGTATTACAGGTTGATTTAACAAAAGAACAAGCTGATGCATATAGATTGGCCGATAACAAACTGAATGAGAGCGATTGGGACATGGAGCTGGTTATTGAGGAGCTAAAGGGCTTAGACGCATCAGGATTTGATATAGAATTAACAGGATTTGATAAGGATTTGATTATTGAACCAGATGAAAAGGATGATCAAATACCAGACGTACCAGAAGAACCTGTATCAAAGCTAGGTGATCTGTATCAGTTAGGTGAACATCGGCTGTTGTGTGGTGATGCTACCAAGATTGAGGATGTTGAGCGGTTGATGGATGGGCAGAAGGCAGACATAACTTTCACCTCACCTCCGTACAACGCAGGCAAAACACCAAAAGAGCAAGGAAAGTATTTGAATGACACAGACGACAAGACTACCGAAGAATATAAGTCTTTACTGAATGCTTACGTTTTGCGGTCACTTGAGTATACTGATTATGTGTTTTCCAATGTGCAGAGCTTGTCAGGAAACAAGATAGCTCTCATAGAGCATTTGTATGAGTTGAGAGAAAAGTTTGCTGATACGATAGTATGGAATAAAGAAAACGCACAACCAGCAATGGCAAGGCGTGTTTTAAACTCACAGTTTGAGTACATACATATTTTTTCAAATGAAGCCAAGAGAAGTATCGGCAAAAGAGATTTCCGTGGTACAGTAAGCAATGTTTTTTCGATAAATAATAACGCAGGAAAAGAACACGCAAAGATACACAAAGCAACATTTCGTGTTGAAGTACCGCTACATTTCATCGAGCAGTTTACTGAAAGTAGTGTGTATGATCCTTTTGGTGGAACTGGAACCACACTAATAGCAGCAGAAAAAACAAACAGAAAATGTTACATGATGGAATTAGACCCAAGGTATGTAGATGTAATAGTAAAACGCTGGGAAGAATACACAGGACAAAATGCAGTAAAATTATAATATGTCTGAAAAGACGAATAAAAACGTAGGAAAAACGTACACTGATCCAGTCACTGGTAAGTTTGCTGAGGGAAATCCTGGAGGTGGACGACCGAAAGGATCGTTGGGTTTTGCTACTAAATGGCGTAAGTTTATTGAAAAGATTGCAGAAGAAAACGACGTGAAACCAAGTGAATTAGATGAACAGTTATACAGAGTAGCTTTTAAAAAAGCACGAGGAGGAGATTATCAATTTTATAAAGATATTCATGATAGAGTTTACGGCAAGCCCCTACAAAGTGTAGACACACATGTAACAGGAGAGATAGACACGGGTACCACAGAGTTCAACCCCAACATCGTAGCCTTAACAGAAAAATATAAACAAGAGGTGAAAGACATTATTAAGAAAGAGTGGGATGAAAAAACAAGATAGCTTCCTATGCACTTCTCAGTGGGCAATGGGAATACGGAATGAGAAAGGTGACCCAATAGAGTTCTTCAGTCATCCATTCTTGTTAGATATTTATGATGACCAGTCACAGAATCTTGTTGTAATGAAAGCAGCTCAGGTAGGAATGAGTACTTGTCAGATACTCAAGAACCACAGAGACGCAAAGAACCACAAGATGGACATAATCTATTGTGTCGACGAAGAGACTGAGATACTTACTCAGCGTGGTTTCTTGTTCAACCAAGACTTAACAGACGATGATTACATCTTAACCATGTCAGTAGAGGGAAAGGTTGCGTGGTTGCATCCAGAGTATGTGTTTCGTAAGGAAGTAGACATGGACTGTACTTTGTTTGAGGCTCGTAACTTCAATGCGTTGGTAACACCCAATCACCGCTGGTTACTTCAACCCTACAGAGGAAGTGGTTCAATGTTTTTTAGAGAGACAAAAGACATGGTTGGTAAGTATGCTCGTATTCCAAAGGTGGTTAATGATGGTGCTGCTCGTAAGACAAAGAAATACAGAGATGAGTATGTGGCACTACTTGCATGGATATTCGCTGAGGGAAACTACCCAAGACAAACAAAAGGATCAGGTAAGAAAAGCTATTCAGTTATAATTACTCAATCAGAAGGAGTAAACGCAGATTACTGTGATGAGATCCGTGGATTGTTAAGAATTTTAGGCATTACATGGAAAGAGTATTTAGCTGCACATAGTTTATGTATCAATTTCAGGTTTGCTTTTGATGAGGGTAGGAAGATCAGAGAAAGATTCCCAGATAAAAAGCCCGACGCAGAGCTTGCAATGGAACTTACTCGTGACCAATGTAAACTGTTTATTGATACCTTTGTTAAAGCAGATGGGTGGATAGACTCAAGTGGAACTCAAGCAATTGCACAAAAGGATAAAGATACTTCTGATATTCTATGTATGATCGCTGCGCTGGCTGGCTATGTGCCAAGTCTGATTAAGTCAAACGGCTGTCATACCATACGAATGACACAGTTTAAGACTGTTGAAACGGCAGAGCTGAAACCACAGAACGTACGATACAAAGGCACTATCTGGTGTCCAAGCACTCCTAATGGGACGTTCTATGCACGCAGAAAGGGTAGATGTTATTGGACGGGTAACACCTTACCAACAGACGCAGATGTTAAGGTGTTTGTAGGAGGTAAAGTGAATCGTATCATCGCAAATAACCCAACAATGCTTGAGGACGTTTCAGACAAGGATAGTATTGAGCAAAAGCAAGTAGGAGGGTCAATGATCTATTTCAGGGGATGTATAGATGAAAAGACCGAGGTTCTTACACAAAACGGATGGTGTGATCATAAGAATGTTTTGATAGGCGATAAACTGCCTTCACTGAACATCACCACCAACACCATAGAAATGGATGAGGTATTAGACATGACCTCTTTTGAGACCAATGAGGATATGGTGAGGGTAGAGTCTTCTCTCATAGACCAGTTAGTTACTCAAGATCACCGTTGCGTCATTGCTAAACGTAAGTTAAGTGGAGAGAAATCAAAGTTACGGATAGAGAGAGCGCACAATATGGTCGGCAAGAAGTCTGCTCATATCCCAACCATCTTTAAGCAAAAACAGATTGAGCCTGATCCATTCTTTTCGATTGTGGGCTGGGTAATAGGTGATGGTAGTTATTGGACTAAGCGGGATAAGCACAAAGATAAAGTGTATGAAACTGATCGTATTGTAATTATTCAGTCAAAGCTCTGTGAAGAACTCGAACAAGACCTGGATAAAGCGGGAATCAAATTCCATAAGAAGGAAAGGAAAACTTGTTTTGGCTACGAGCTATCAACAAACGATAGTAGACGTATCAGACGTTTGATCCCTGAAAAGAAACTGACGATGGAGTTGGTGTTTACCCTAAACAAGAAGCAGCTTCAGGGAGTCTTTCATGGACTCATGATGAGTGATGGAGACAACCACAAAGGTACGACGTTATGGCAACGACAAAACGGCACGTGTGATGCTTTCCAGGCATTATTAGTCCTTTTAGGAAAGACAAGTAACAAAGGCTTAATAGCATCTCAAGAAAATAGGTTTGGTACTCAACAGATGGAGAGGGTCAGAATCCGAAAGAACAGCTGGACTAATCCGACAGTGGGGCTTGAGAAGTATTCTGGTATTGCATGGTGTCCTACTACAAAGAACGGAACTATCATTATACGTCGTAATGGAAAGGTGTCTGTAACGGGCCAAACTTGGACAAAGAAAGCTGCTATTATGGTGACAGGAGATAGGTTGGTGCATGATGAGAAAGATAGTTCGAAGTTGGATATTATCGCTGACTTTCAAGCCCGACTACAGCATTCCAAGTTTAAACAGACCCATACATTCTCTCATCCCAGTCTTCCAGAGACAGGAGTACATAATGATTGGCTCAAGTCGGATCAGAAGCATTGGCATGTAACGTGTAAGTCTTGTGACTATGAGCAGTCAATGAGTTGGAATACGGAAGACCCTGATAAGATGTCCATAGACATCGAGAAACGCATTTATATATGCAAGAAGTGTAAGGCTGAGCTTTCTGATGCTGACAGAGCAACTGGACGATGGATATCTCGTTATCCAGACAGAGAGTGGTCTGGTTATTGGGTTCCATTATTGATAGCTCCATGGGTATCAGCAGGTGATTTGGTAGACAAGTTTCAAAACAAAGACACAACAACAGAGTTTTTCTATACTAAGATTTTAGGTTTACCATATGCTGACGGTACTTCGAAGCTTCTACGAAGCAGTTTCTTTCAAAACCTTACAGGTCATGCTTATGCGCCATCAAAAGACAAAAGAGTTATTATTGGTATTGACACCGGACTCAGACTCGATTATGTCATTGGAGATGCGACAGGCTTGTTTTATCATGGTGATTGCTCTGACTACGATGAATTGGATGCCCTAATGAAGCGTTGGCCTAAGGCTATTGCAGTAGTAGACCAAGGAGGTGATCTCATTGGTAGTCGTAAGTTCTATGAAAGGTGGATAGGGCGAGTTTATCTTTGTGCTTTGACAGGAGATAGAACCACGAAAGAGTTGGTTAGATGGAGCAAAGGAGATGAGCACGGTGCAGTTACATGTGATAGAAACCGCATGATTCAGTTAGTGGTAGATGAGTTTCGAAATAAGAGGGTTGCTGTTCATGGCACCGAAGATGATTGGTTCGAATATTGGACAGACTGGAATAACCTTGCAAAGATTAAGATACTTGATCCAGTGACTAATCAGGTAAAGGGTTATAAGTGGGTAAGAAGCGGTAGAGATCATCGGGCATTAGCAACAATCTTTTGGCGTGTTGGTATGCAAAGATTCCAAGGGATGGGTGACATCATTCATGGTGATATGGAGCCAACAACAAACAGTTATATGCTGAATCCCGACAACACAGTCTCGTTTGATCCACTGGAAATGTTCGATCGTATGGAGGAAGAGTCTCAATCAGATTGGAGAGTCTGAATAAATATGTTATAATAAGTATATAAATAACTTCACAACATGCCAGATAACGGAGTTGCAGCTTATGCAAGTCTGGGATCGGATGTTAATAAGCGCCCCAATAAAGACGCAGAAGAGACAGTAGAAGGGGCTGTGAGCGAAAAATTGCCAGAACTCACACTTAAGACGAGTGATGAGGACATTATTAAATTAACTTCACGTTGGGAGGACGCATGGCGTAATTCTAGCGTAAAGGGGGAATGGCAAAAGCAATATAGTGAAAACGAAAAGTATTGGCTTGGTAAACAATTCGATTTTCCAGGATTAAGAAGAACTAGAGGGGATCGACCCATGGTCGACAACCTCATTTTTGAGTCTTTAGAGACTTATCTACCTCAAGTAACACGACGTAATCCAGAGCCTCTGGTTGAGTTAGCATCTCAAGAAGACGAAGAGCTTGAGGCAAATCAAGACTTAATGGAGAAAACTAAAAACAAGCTTGGTGAAGTTGCTGAGCTTAATAGAATGAGATTAAAGCTCAAGAAAGGCGCTCGCCATTGGGCTCTTTATCATATCGGGATCGGGAAGTTTGGTTGGGATTTAGATAAAGACATTCCGAGTCTTCGTATTATTCGTCCGCATAAGATTATTTTAGACCCACAAGCTACTGTGGATGAGGATGGATACACAGGTGATCGTATTGGTGAATACAGAACAATGACCGCAGAAAAGCTTGTAGCTATCCTTGAGAACAGTGATGCAAGTGAAGGTGCCATTAAGAAGGTCAAAGACACCGTGAACGATGAAATGGGTACTAAGGTTCGTTTCATTGAATGGTGGACACAAGCAGCAATGTTCTGGACGCTAGATCAGACAGTGCTTTTGAAGAAAAAGAACCCACATTGGAACTATGATCGTGTAGAGGCTGGTACGCAGACAGATGACTTTGGTAATGAAACACCAGAAGAGCGAGAGATTGTCGGTGTTAATCATCACCCTGTTCCTAAGATGCCGTATGAGTTTCTTTCTGTGTTTAATTTAGGAGATCAGCCAATGGACAACACATCTCTCATTCAACAGAATCTTGCCAATCAAGACATCATTAACAAACGCAATCGTCAGATCGACAAGAACGCCGATAACATGAATAACGGCTTGATCATTTCCTTATCAAGGTCTGGTCTTACAAAGAGTCAAGCAAAGAGTGTTGCGACAACAATGAACGCTGGAGGATCGATTGTTATTCCAGACGGTTCACCAAGAGATGCTATTGATCGTCTTCCTGGAACCAGCTTGCCAAATGACGTTTATACAGACGTAGTAGATAAGCGCAGTAGGTTGCGTGATATTTTTGGTACCTCAGGATCGTCTCAGGCTGGATTACAGAGCGAGAAACTGGCTACAGGTAAGATTATGGCCAGAACTCTCGATACAGACCGCATAGGGGGTGGTGTAAGTGAATACTTAGAACAGTTTGCAGATGATATTTACAATTGGTTCTTGCAGCTCTTGTATGTATACGACACGGGCTTTCAGTTTGTTGAAGGTGCGCCAGTTCCTAAGATGGTTGTCTCTGTTAAAGCAGGATCACTCCTACCAAAGGATAGTATAGCGATTGCCAACCAAGCTCTTGATCTCGCAAGACTCGGACGTATCTCAAATATAGATTTGTTTAAGCGTCTTGAGTACCCAAATCCAGAAGACATGGCAGCTAACATCTGGCTAGAGCAAAATGCACCACAAATAGTCTTTAAAGATAATCAAGAGGTTCAAGAGGCCATGGCTTTACAACAAGCACAACCAGCCTTAGGGGGAGAACCACAACCAATAACCCAATAAAATATGCCAAAAGGAAAAGGATATTCAAAGATTAAACCATCTTTAATGAGGCGTTTTAAGAAGGCAACACTGGAGATGTTTAAGAAGAAGTCTAAAAAGAAATAGAAAGTTTGAGTGCTAATATTAGGGGCGTCACTCACCTCTTAATCATAGTTTATGTCAGAAGAAGACATGGCGTCATTCCCAAGAGAAGGAGATATTACTCTCGGAAATACAGAGGACGATACCTCTGCTGACTCGCCATCAGAAACAAACGACAGTGACCAACCCCAGTCGTCAGAGGGGGAAGAAAACTCTGACGTAGAAGAAAAGGAAGCTGAGCCGAAGTTTAATGAGCACCCTCGTTGGAAAGAACGTGAAGACGATTGGAAAGATCGTTTTAACGATCAAGAAAAGCGACATTCGGAGGCAATCGATAAGATTCGGCAAGAGTTCAGGGAGAAAGCACCTCAAGAGAGGTCAGAACACATCCCTGAATGGTTTGGAGGTGATGAGAAGCAATGGAAAGATTACAATCGTGACCTTTCTAGTCGTGATGAAAAAATTAGAGAAAGTGTTAAGAAAGAACTCTCAGACAAAGAAGAGTCTAATAAGAAAGCCTTGGATTCGGCTAATGAGTACTTAAATGCGGAGCTCGATTTTATTCAAAACGATAAAAACCTTAACCCAGATGGCGTCAAGGTTGATAAAAATAAACTTCTTGCATTCACCCTCAACAATGAGATTGTTGATAGTCAGGGACGTTGGAATTACCGTATTGCTCATCAATTGATGCAAGCAAAGGCAAACAACAAGAAATCCAAGGCTCTCAAAGATCGCAAAGAAATAGCAGGCGCAACAACCTCTGAAAAAGGTGTTGAGTCTAAACCACCTACTTTTATGACGAACCAGGATTTTAAGAATCCCACAAATCGTCCGTGGTAGGCATCTATTACTTAACAATTTAATCGTATGGCAGAAGTATACGGACAACGTATTCAGACTACCGTTCAGCAGAAGTATCTTCCTTTTGTTGTCGACACAGTTCTGAATTCTAATGTCTTGTTCCAACGCATAGTACGTGGAGCAAAAAAGTGGAGCGGTCGTAATCTACGAATGCCGATTAAAGTATCAAAAAACAGTACTGGTACTTCATTCAGTGGATTCGACACATTCGCAACATCAGCAACAGACAATCGTCAATTTCTTGAATATGGACCTAAGTTCTATCAGATTACAGTTGCTCTTCCTGGTGACGAGCTTTCAGTTGCTGATACAGACGAGAAGGTTCTTGATTTAATGAGACTCACAATTCAGTCAGATACAGAAGACATGGCTGATGATTTGGGTACAATCTTCTACGCTGATGGTACTGGTAACAGTTCTAAAGACCCATTGGGAATGGCAGCATTAGTAGATGACGGAAGCAGCGTTACTTCAATTGGTGGACTTTCTCGTTCAACATACACAACATTGCAATCGACAGTTACTGCATCATCTGGAACATTGACATTAGCTAAGTTGGACACATTGTGGTCAGCCGTAACATCAGGATCACAAAAACCAACAGCCCATTACACAACTGAAACCGGTTCTAACTTGTATGGTCAGTTATTGAGACCACAAGAACGCATCATGAAGGATGCTTCACGCATGAAAGGTTTGGTTGGTGGCACAGGGTTCTCAGCACTTGAATATGCTGGAAAACCAGTATTGATGGATGAGAAATGTACATCAGGTGTATGGTTCTCGGTTAACGAAAACTTCCTAGACTGGTATGGCTTGCCATTCTTCAGTGCAAAGGCAGTTAGCTACAAGAATCAAATCAAAGGAAACGATTATCCAACTCCTATGGGACTTGGTTTCTCATGGTCAGATTGGATCGTTCCAGCAAATGCAGGTGCGGTAGTTGGTCATGTGTATCTAGGTGGAGAATTCGTAACGAACAATCCTAAACGACACGGTAAATTGACAGGAATTACAAGCATCTAGCTCTAATAGTCGTATAGAGTAATAAAAATATAATCATACAAATTATGGCTATTGAAGAAAAAGATTATTCTCCAGCGATCATGTATGGTGCTCAGAAAAACATCAAAATCGATCTTGGAGACTTACTGGATGCTAATGAAAATGAAATCCTCGAATTTGATACTGTAGATTCAGCAGTCAACTACATTCGTGTAGCCAACGCTGTGACTACAATCGGGCCATCTTTCAGTTCGCAGGGTGACGATACAAATATCGACATCAACATGAACACTAAGGGTACCGGTAACTTTGAGATTGCTCATGGTACTGCCCAAGGTGCAACATTCGTTGGTGTTGCGTCGTCAGTAAACGGATTTCAATTCACACCATCAGCAACCGGAGGTTTCCTCTTGTTGGATGTTGGTGGTGCTGGTGCAGACGCTAATGTAAATATTCGCATTGAACCTAACGGAACCGGTCTTACTGAGCTCTACTCAGATGAAGCTGGTGCAACAGGTGTTGTCTTGCAGGGTAAGCACGAAAGTGCTTCACCAGCAGCAGACGATGTCGTATTCCGAATGACTGGTCTTGGAGAAGATTCTGCGGGTAACACACAGGAATACGGAAGTGTCGATATTATCATCGACTCGCCAACAACTACTTCTGAGGCCGGGGGTGTTGTTATTCGAGTAGCTCAAGGTGACGGAACATTAGCTGAGGTAGGAGCCTTTGTGCATGACGGAACATTAGCAGTATTGGAATTAGGTGATGGTGCCACAGGTGGTGGTCTACTGATCTCTGCCATATCTATCACCCCAAACGACGACAATGGAGCAGCTTCTACGATTCCTGCTGGAGCAACAGCAGTTGCTGTAGCAGCAGTAACTAACGACGTAAACGATTGGATTGTCCTGCCCGCACTCTCAGATGTTGAAATAGGACACACAATTAAGATTGCATGTAATGCTGGTGGAGCATTTGAAATGCGAACACCAACGACAAGTGGTGAAAGGATTAACACTGTTGATAGTGACGGTACTCAAGAGTATGCGTGTACTGATACAGAAGTTATTTCGATCACAAAAGTCAGCGATGCAGACGGTTGGGTAGCTACAGCACAAACAGCGCTTGGAGCTATAGCAACCGCAGTTGTTCCTGACTAGAATATCTACATAACTAATTATTTATTATGTCTACACCATTAACCGGAACAGGACCTCAAGTTGTAGGACAAGCCATCCACGTGGATAGTGAAGATAAAATTCACAAACTTGGAGAACTTGTACACAGCAACGATGGTCGTGCGTTCCGATATTGTAAGGCAGGTGCCTCAGACCTACATGCTGGTAAGCTTCAACAAGCATCAGCACAAGATACTGGAGACCACAACCTTGCAATTGCTGCTGCTTCTGTTGGTGAAACATCAATCACCACAACAGGAACAGTTACAGTTACAGCAAACCAGTATGCAGATGGTTTTGTTAACATCGCTGACGACGCTGGCGAGGGTTACAACTACGGCATTAGCGGACACCTAGCCGCAACAGCCGCAGCATTCACAGTAAACCTTAAAGATGCAATCGTCGTTGCTTTAACAACAGCAACAACAATTGACATTATTAAGAATCCCTATGACACGGTGATTCTTAACCCAACAACAATCTCATCTTCACCAGTTGGTGTCGCTGTGATCGCATTAACTGCATCACAGTACGGTTGGTTGCAGGTAGGGGGTCCAGCAACAGTTCTGCTCGATGGAACTGTAGGAGTTGGACTATCAGTAATGGCTTCTGACAATGTAGCTGGAGGAGTAGAGGTTGTCGCCGATGGCGCAGCTGAACTTCTAGCTATGGTTGGTACTGCTATGACAGCAGGAACAACTGGAGAGTACGGAGCAATTGACTTGCGCTTAATCTAGTCAAAATTACTACCCAGCCCCACAATATTGTGGGGCTGGGTCAGCGCTAAAAATAACGCCGATCGCTGAACGGCTTGGGCATTAACCACGAGTGATTGCCCCCTCGTACAAAACTTATGGCTAAAACAGCACTATTTATCAATTTTACAACTGAAGATTTCACAGGATACTGGAATGGTAAACCAACCACTATTAAGGCAGGGGAGAAGGTCTGGTTATTGGAATATTTGGCAAGTCACTTTGCGAAACATTTGACCAATCGTGAGCTCTTAAGAAGAGATGATGAGGGCAACTTGATTCACAAAGGAGGAGACAAGATGACTTCACCAAAACGTCCAGAAGAAAATGTCATGTTTATGGGGTTTTATAGCAAGGCATTCAAACTCGAAGACGATGTTGAGAATATCAGTATTCAAGATAACGCTGAGGCGACATCAGAAGTTCTAAAGAAAAAGAAACCTGTGAAAAAGAAAGTTGTCAAAAAGACCGAGAAGGAATCACCAAAGTTTGATGAAATGGCATGAAGTTATTAGACGCAAAAACAGTACGAGCTGGTAAGTCCAAGTCTGAAAAGGAGCGCATTAAACGTGTTGCCAAACTTAATGCAGAGGAGATTTCTATCTCAAAACGTTTAAATACAGCTCGTGTTAACGAGGAGAAAGTCTACAAAGAAATAGAAGCTGGTATTATTGCAAAACAGATAATGGCCAAGGAGGAGGAGGAAAAGATTAGAAAACACATGTCATCAGTATTTAGTGAAGTTAAGGTACTTGAGGCACGCAAAGAGAAGGCAATGAAGCCTGTTGATGAGTTGTTAGCAGACAATCAACAAAGAGCCGAGGTTTTGGTTAAAGAAGCAGTTAGGTTGAATACAGCTCGGTCTGAGTTAGCTGAAGAAGTTTCTTGGCTTGCTGAGCGCAAAGAGGAAGTCACAGATCGAGAGAATGAAATTGCGAATCTTAAGTATGATGCTGAGCAAAGACAAAAGGCGGTCACGCTAGAGGAGGCAAGACTAGAGCATTCTCAAAAGAAACTAATGAGTGAGTGGAGTTTGTTTTACGTTAAAATGGAAAAGGCGAATGTTGCACTAAAAAGATCACGAAGTGAAATAGAAGCAGACAGGCTGATTCTTGCAGAAGGAAAGAAAAGTAACAAAATAGAATCAGAACGACTCATACAAGCCGACAGAGCAGTAAGAGACAAATACAAAGCATTAGAACAAGCTACAAAGCATATTTATGGCAAATGCACCACACGACAACAATAATATCCCCGTTGCGATGGGATTAGATAACGGTGACGGTGCTACACCGCTTGCTTTGCGAATCGACCCCACAAGTCACACATTAGATGTAGATGACGATACTTCTGGTAGTGATGCGGGTGGCAGCCGAGCAATACGTGATGATAATTATGTTCCTGTTTTAATAGCTGCTTCTGAGTCAGACGGAGTCACACCAGTCGCAATTTATATAGATACTACAACAAAAAAATTACTAATCGATTCAACTTAATATGGCAGATGCACCTCGTGACGACAACAACATACCTGTGTTACTCGCCGTCTCTAATGTGGACGGTGTTACACCGGTCACCTTATGGGCAGACCCAACCACACACAGACTACTCGTCTCGATGTCTTCTGATCCTGGTGGCGCAGATACACAAGTACAATTTAATGACGGTGGGTCGCTCTCTGGTGAGGCTGGAATGACTTATGCAAAAGCAAGCGACATTTTAACTTTAGTAGGTGGACTTGCTGTTGGTGCAGTGAATGTAATTACTGATTCTGGAGGTACAGCTACTCTTTCAAATATAGACGCATTAGACGCAACCACAGAAGTTACTATCGAGTCAGCTATCGACACACTAGCCAACTTAACGTCTATTCAGGGCAACACAGTGACCCTTACAGGTGCGTTGATCCGTTCAGGTAATCATTCCCTCACCTTAACTACCACGGACACTACAGACGTAACCCTACCAACCACAGGAACACTGGCAACCGTAGCTGGTTCAGAGACACTTACTAATAAAACACTAACATCTGCTAATGTTGGAACAGATATAGCACCAACTGCAGATAATGGTGCTTCTCTTGGGACTTCTTCGGAGGGTTTTTCTGATTTATTCCTAGCTTCTGGTGCAAAAATTCAGGTCAATAACACTAATCCTAAAAGAACAATTGTTTTGTCTGCTGCTGGTGGTGCTCCCTTAACCACCGCAGGATGTTCTGCGTCTACAAAAGTAGAGGCTGCGACAAATGATATCAACTACTATGTATTGGATTTCGATGCTTCAACAGAGGAACACGCTTTCTGGAATCTTGTGATGCCAGATAACTATGATGGTAGCACTCTTACTGCGCGATTTCACTGGACGAATGCGGGTGGTGGTGCAGCAGAGACTGTGGATTGGGGAATTGCAATGCTTGGTTTAGCAGATAACGATCCAATTGACAGTGCTCTTGGATCAGAAGTAACAACAACAGATACATGGATAGCACAAGGAGATTTACATATTTCACCGGAATCAACAGCTATTACTCCAGCAGGTACTCCAACGGGAGGAGAAATGATGAACATTGTTGTGGCTCGTAAAGTAGCATCAGACGATTTAACAGGAGACGCACGTTTGATAGCAGTACATTTAGAATACGGTATTTCTAGTTATAGTGATTGATAGGATTGTATGAAAAAGTGCCAACATTGCAAAAAAAAGTATAAAAGCAGAGCCGTAAAATTCTGCTCTCGTAGATGCTTCAGTTTATCGATGGTTGGTCACACTAATCGCAATACAGGTAAGACTCACTTCCCCAAAGGACGTATTCCGTGGAACAAGGGACTAAAAGGATTTCTTGGTGGTGAAAAACATTATAAATGGAAAGGTGGGAGGGGTGGTTGGTTAAACAACTGGATAAAAGAAAGGGATAATCATACCTGTCAAAACTGTGATTTACATGATCCAGAAGTAATGGAAGTTGACCATATAATACCTAAATCTGTGGATGTATTATTGGCTAATGAAAGAACAAATTTAGTAACATTATGTGCCAATTGCCACCTTAAAAAAACAAACAAAGAAAGAAAGAACGGGGTATTCAAGAATTTAGGTTCTAACCAGTATAAAGTTAAAAGCGCTTACTCAGATTAGTATGCATCAGTTTATTGAGGAAAAATTGTGGTTTAAGAAATATCAACCGCTATTATTAAGCATTATAAACACCGATTACGGCAGGGATTTGTTGTGTGTTGATAAAGCCTTTCCTCAGATCACCATGGTTGGTCCAAACTACATACAGACTCAAGTTGGCTTGAACCAGAAGGTTACTGAATTTCGGTCAGGGTCTAAGTATGGAAAAGTTATAAGGCATCGTTGGGATGAATTTGCGAATACTGCTCAGTGGTTCACAGACTTAAACTTCGGGTTCGTAACTACTCCTGTTCTCGCAAGTGGTTTGCGTGGAACAACAACAACGGTTTATCCATCGCCAGGGAATTTTGAGGATGGCCGTGTTTATCGAAATATTGCGTCTGAGACATGGTCGACTATTCAAGGTGGCGCTGGTACAGATACTGGACCGAGTGAGGCTACTGGTAACTTTTGTTTGATTCAAGCATCAACAACATCAAACCAGTATTCCAGTCTCCGTCGTTCTGAATATGCCATGGACACATCAGCAATTACTGACACAGATGTTATAGACTCTGCGGTTCTCTCTCTTTATGGAACAGCTAAATCAACAGCCTTTTCTTCGATAGATAACTCACTGCACATTTGCCAAGCAACATTTGCAGATGTAACCACAATCACAACAACAGACTATCAAAACATGGGCAGCACTTCGTTTGGAAACATCTCTTACGCTGCTTTCAGTGATTCTGCATACAACGACATAACCTTGAACGCCTCAGGTGAAGCAGCTATTGATAAAACTGGAGCAACTAAATTAGGTTGTCGAATGGGCGCAGATATTACAGACACAGAACCAACGTGGGGATCAGGAGACGTAGATAGTATGTCTGGTTATTACTCCGATCAAGCTGGTACTTCGAACGACCCAAAACTTGTTATTACGCATACAGCCGCGCCTGTGGCTACACGATCTCCGTCTGCTGCTGCTTACGGCAATCCAGCTATGTATTAAACTTTTTTATGTCACATCCAACCAACGAGGTTCTCGCAGCAAAACTAGACGCATTACGTGAGCTTGTTGAGATTAAGTTTAAAAACAGCATGGATCACCATAAAAGAACAAATGGCCAACTGGCTCAGCTTAATGGTCAGGTTGCAAAAAATACTGAATATCGTATTAAAAGTATATGGATTGATCGCGCGACTGGAGCAGGTGTTGCTGCGATTATAGCCGGAATTGTAACTAAATTATTAAACTAAATATGGCCGCTCAGCCACTCATCATTAATAACTGGGAACAAGGAATTGCTGATTCACCGCATAAGGGTTTTGGTTTGTTTAGAAATGTTGATATTGAGTCTTTCCCAGGTGCTGTTAAGACTGCTAAAAAACCAGGTACTTATTTTCATGACATTAACACAGTTACATTCACAGCAGATGCTGGAACAGATGTGTGTACTGCCTCTGGTACTATTGAAGCAAATGGAGAAAATTTTGCGGGTGGAGCTGTGTATTTCACCACAACAGGTACGCTTCCAACAGGTCTATCTACAAACACGGCGTATTTTTTAATAAAAACAGGAACAACAACGTTTCAGGTTGCTACATCGTACCAAAACTCTGTTGGAAGTGCAGCGGGTACACAGATCAACATCACTAACGCAGGATCAGGTACGCACACCATGACACAAATTGCAATCGGTACGATTAACTGGATTCTCAAAGACCCACGCAACAGCTACTTGTGGTTCTTGAGCTCTAACGGACGTGTGTGGTTCACCCCAAACTCACAGAGAGCTTATTTGTTACATAATTCTGCCATTGAAGACGTTGATGGTTCACTAACCCATGCTTCTGGAAATGGAATGACACTGCACAGTTTCTCGAGTACAATAAAAAAATGGCTCTTTGTTTATAGAAATAATGCTATTGATGTTATTGATGTATACGACACCACTGCAATTGAGGCATTAGGTTGGTCAAACGGATGGCAAACCATGAATACTGGTTCTGGTACAAACAACCAACATCAAGCACTGGTTGGTCAAGATGACATCATTTATTACACCGACGACAGATATGTTGGGAGTATTAAGGAGGTGTCTGGTCAGACCTTTGCACCCGCTACTGGTGGTACATACACATTTACCAGCCAAGCACTAGATACCCCAAGTGGAGAAGTTACTCAGTGTATTGAAGAGTTGGGGACAAACCTGTTGATAGGTGGGAATAACTCTAATCAAATTTATCCGTGGGATCGTCTTAGTGACTCATTTAATCTGCCGATGTCCGTCCCGGAATACAGTATTAAACGCATGAAGAACGTGGGTGGAGCTGTGTATATCCTCGCAGGAACTTGGGGGAACGTTTACTCTGCTCAAGGAAATTATGTGTCGCATGTGCTCAAGTTGCCGACATACTTAACCAACAACACTGGAACAATTTTATCGAATCCAATCACATGGGGTGGTATCTCTGAATCACATGGTTCTTTGTTGTTTGGTGTTGCGACAACACTTGCTGGGAACAGTGGCGTATGGCGTTTGTATCCAGATGGCACTCTAATTATTGATAACATTCCTTCATCTGGTT